TAGCTTGTAAACATACAGGTGAAAATGGCATGGATGTTGCATTTATGAAAGTGATCGAAGCGATACGTGAAGAGTGTGGTTTCCCTTTCAGAGTGAGTAGTGCATATCGACATCCAACTCATCCGATAGAAGCTGGTAAAGCAAAGCCGGGTTCACATGCTTCAGGTAAAGCTATCGACATACTTGTAAGTATGGAACAAGCCTTTATATTAGTAGAAGTAGCATTAAAACATGGCATCATCGGTATTGGAATCTCACAAAAGGGTCCTATTGGTACTCGTTTTATTCATTTGGATATGGATAAATCTCGTTCAAGACCCCGTATTTGGTCGTACTAATTATGCTCTTATATACAGAGAAACAATTAGACAAAGCATATAGAATAGATTGCAAAGCTCGTACCAAATCAAATGAAGCATGGGTAACTCGTGAAGAGTTTAGACCGTTGTATGAAATGCTGATAGAACATTTTATGAAAGCATATAATGCTGATGATTTGTTAGCAGTAGATACTCCGGAATATTTGTTAGACTCTGTAAACGATTTACTTGAAACAACTATAATATTGGAAGACAAATGAAAAAACTAAAAGGTATATTAGGTGCACTTGCTCCGACTCTTGGTGCTGCTGTCGGTGGTCCATTAGGTGGACAAGCTGGACAAATACTAAGTCAGGTATTAGGTGTTCCAAACAATCCAAAATCCATTGAGAGTGCTATGAATAATATCACAGCCGAACAAATGGTTGAACTTAAAAAAGCTGAAAAAGATTTTGAAGTTCAGATGAAAGAATTAGATGTAGATATCTATGGCTTAGAAGTGGATGATAGAAAAGATGCGAGAAGTAAATTCTCAGGTGACTGGACTCCAACTATCTTAGGAACTTTGTCAATGGCAGGTTTCATTGGTTATGTATTCTACATCACAGCGTTCCCTATACCGGACTCAAGCGATGATATCGTCATGCTTATTATTGGTTCACTTACAGGTATAGCAACTGCTGTAATCAGTTTTTACTTCGGGTCTAGTAACAAAGACAAGTAGTAAAAGGGAAGCTCTTAGAAAGGCTTACATAGCTTTCTAGGGCTATAATTAACTTGCTTAGAAAAAGGAGTATATTATGACAAGCAAAAATATATTAGACTTAAATAATCGTCTATATCAAACCTCGTATGTAGGCTTCGATAGACTCTTCGATGAGTTTTTCAGACTACAATCAAGTACGAAAAATGTACCTAACTACCCACCTTACAATCTTGTAAAGGATGGAGATAGTTACACAATAGAAATGGCTATGGCAGGACTGACTGACAAAGACGTTGATGTTGTTCTTGAGGATAGAACTTTATCTATCACTTATGAGAAATCAGAAGTTGAAGATGATAAAGGTGTTATCCATAAAGGATTAGCACAAAGGTCTTTCAAAAGAAGTTTTAATCTAGCTGATGATATTGAAGTCCAAAAGGCTCAACTCAAAAATGGATTACTATCTATCCGTATGGAAAGAATAGTTCCTGATGAGAAGAAACCTCAGAAGATTAAACTATCTAAGTAAAGGTGTGTGGGTAGATTAAGTTCTACCCATACTTGAGTGCATTTAGTTCTCGTTGTAGGTATCCGTGTAAGTCACCCATCTTAGACTTACCATGTCGTAACACGGTCTTAATTAAATCTCTTTCCTCAATTGGAAAGATGTTATCAACTTCATTCTCAGGTAACATACTAAATTCTGTGACAATTTTGTTATCCCTTGTCAATAGGATTTTGAAGCTTACCAAGTTTGCTTCTTTACTTTTGCTCATCGTTCTCCTCCAGCGATGTAAAGGTTATGCTGTCCTGTCTACCACGTAGTCCAGCTTTCATATAAGATGTAGCACGACCTTCAAAGAAGTTCTGATGCTCAACACCCATGACTTCATCTAACCATTCAAGAGGATTCTCTCTTTGATCATAGTTAGTTTTTAAACCTAGCTGTAGTAATCTTCTATCAGCTATGTATCTATTGTAAGCGTACATATCTTTCTTGGTAAGTCCTTGTATATCACCCATCTCAAATACCAAGTCTAAAAACTTATCTTCAAGTTTGACCATCTCTCTACATATCTCGTAGATTTCTTTCTTAAAATCATCTGTCCATATCTCAATGTTCTCTTGAATAAACTGTCTAAATAGTTTAGTCATTGCTTCTACGTGCATAGATTCATCACGGATAGAGTAAGTAACAATCTGTCCCATACCTTTCATACGACCAAAGCGTGGAAAGTTTAACAAGATTGCAAAGCTACTAAATAGTTGTAGTCCTTCTGTAAAAGCTGAATAGACTGCTAAAGTTTTTGCAATACTTTTCTTGTCCTTCATTGTGGTTTTGATATCACTAATGTATTCGTGTTTATCTGCCATCTCTTCATACTCAGCAAAAGCTTTGTACTCTATCTCAGGCATACCAACAGTATCAAGAAGTAAACTGTAAGCGTGTTGATGGATAGATTCCATGTTAGCAAATGAAGCCATCATCATTCTAGCTTCAGGCTTTTTAAATATTCTCATGTATCTATCTATGTAACCTGAACCCACATCAACATCTGATTGAGTAAACAATCTAAAGATTTGTGTCAGTAGATTTTTTTCAGTATCAGATAGCTCTTGCCAATCTTTAACGTCTGTATGTAGTGGTACAGACTCCGGCATCCAATGCATTTGGTTTTGTAATACATAGTAGTCAAACATCCATGCATCATCAAACGGTTTGTAATATTCTCTTGTTCCTAATAAACTCATTTTTCTTCCTCTTGTTTTGGTAAATAAACCATGACAAACGAACCACAGTTTGGACAACTTAGATTTGTTTCCATGACGTAATCTTCATCCTCTTCTATGTCGTGATCTCCACCCCATATAAGTTGCGTGTTACAGTGCCAACAATTCATATTAACCCTCACACGCTATACATTCCACATCATCAAGTTTGATACGTGGTATTTTTACATTGACATTCTCTGCGTTTCTTGCAGCATTAGACCTCAAGTAATACAATGATTTAAGTCTGTTAGCTCCATACCAATGTACATCATTGACATACTGCATATAATCATCATGCACCTCTTGAGACTCTGTAGCTTTAGGAAGCACAAAGAATAAGTTGACAGATTGTGATTGACATATAAACTCTTGACGTTTGTATGCATGTTCAACAACCCATATTTGATTTATCTCGTTAGCTGTTTTAAATATTTCTTTTTCATCATCAGTAAGAATATCTAAATGTTGTACCGAACCATCATGTCCTGCAATATCTTTCCAAAGACTTTCAAGTTCTTTACCTTTAATACCTTTAGACTTGAGAAGCTTTTCTAAGTATTTGTTTTTTACTTGGTAGCTTCCGGAGAGAGTCTTGTGCGTATAAACGTTAGCACGATACGGTTCAATAGAAGGAGATGTGCCACCACAAATGATACTAGAAGAAGCGTTAGGAGCAACAGCCAAAAGATGAGCATTACGCATCCCACTACCACCGATGTCAGGAGCTTCACCACGTTCTTCAGCGAGTCGACTAGAAGCTTCAGTGGCTCGTACTTTAATGTGTTGAAAAACCTTATGGTTGAAGCCCGAAGCGAAGATACCTTCAAAAGGTATGTTGTTTTGCTGAAGGTACGCATGGAAGCCCATTGCTCCGAGACCCAACGACCTTTCTCTGTAAGCAGAGTAGGCAGCTCTAGTAAAGCCTTCTTTACCTTCTTTAATATACTTTTTAAAACGTTTAAAGTTTGCATTGTATTCTCCAAGTTGTGTAGTGTCGATAGCGTTATCAATAAAATGTTGAATAACATTATCGAGCATCGTTATTAAATCATCTATAAACTGTTCGTTCTTTGACCACTTGTCAAAGTATTGTAAATTAACAGAAGATAAACAACACACTGCTGTTCTCTCTTCATTCGTTGGTAAAGTTATCTCAGAACATAAATTACTTTGTTTGATTTCTAGTCCTAAGTCTTTTTGTTTTTGTGGTAAAGCAGCATTACAATTATCTATGTTGACAATGTAAGGCTCACCGGTTTCTGCTCTAGCATTAATTAGTTGCCACCATAAATCTCTAGCGTTGACAACCTTAACAGCTTCATTAGATTTAGGGTCAACCAATCTAAACTCTGCATCTTCTTCTACAGCTTTTAAAAATTCTTTAGTAACGTTGACAGCGTTGTGAAGATTTAAACATTTACGATTGATATCTCCACCGGATTCTTTTCTCATGTTGATAAACTCTTCGATCTCAGGATGAGAAATATCCATGTAAGCTGCATAGCTACCTCTTCTTGTCACACCTTGATTGAAGGCTAACATCTGAGAATCTACGACATGCATAAAGGGGATTGAACCAGTAGACTTACTACCGTGAGTAGTAGATACACCGTTAGACCTAACGTCTCCCCAATATCCACCAATACCTCCACCTGAACTTGCCAACCATATGTTCTCATCATAATGAGCTGATAAACCGATACGACTGTCAGGAACATAATTAAGGAAGCAGCTAATAGGAAGCCCACGACTTGTTCCCCCGTTACTAAGTATAGGAGTGCTAAACATGAACCAACACTTGGAACTGTATTCATAAAGTCGTTGAGCAAGTTCAAAATCTGTATGACCTTTGTAGGTTGCTCCGAAGACTGAGGCTCTTGCGAATGCTTCTTGGGCATGGGTTTCTTCTCCTGTAAAATATCTATCCTTCAATGTATCAAGACTAAACTTATCTAGTCTTTTCTCGTTATCATAATTAATCTTTATTCCTAAGTATTCCTTTGGTCCTACTTTGTCTTCAACCATTACGTGTTCTCCGTGTCGTGTACGTTAAGCATTATTATACCATAGTGTAGTATTTTTAGCAAGTCTTTTCTGTTCTTACCTTCTTTATTGCCATACCTCTTTGCATACTTCATTATATTGCCCAAGCAAAAGCCCTCACCATGACCTGAATCAATGATAACATCGGTTGCTTGGTACTTATCACTTGCATAATGTTGACCATAAGTATTATTAATATACTTTGCAAGTTCTTGTAATAATTTTTCTTCATTAAATTTATAATTAATTTTTGCCACTCTTCCATTCCTCCGGTAATGTTTCTTCACTAAACCATCTAAAACCATTTGTCTCAGCCCATTCAGCATGAGTTCTTTTTGT